ACTACCCCAGTTGTACTTAGTGAAGCGTACTTTGGTTACACCAGACATTGTAGGCGAACCAGAAGTAGTTACTGCAACCCAAGCCTCTGTAGCTGTATCCCAATAGTGTAAGTAGTCAGAGCCACTAGAAGGTTCACGGCAAGCTAGAATACCATCGTTGATACCATTAGCAACACAAACACCTAGCACTGGTGTATTAGCTTGACCTGTAACTGTACCGTAGTCGTTACTAAACCCGTTGATCTTTCTGTAACCACCTGTAACGGATGGCTCATAGTTAATCAAGGCAATAGCTGATCCTGGTTGAGTCTCACCTTGTGACAACACATCACGACTAGTGTTTAGACCGCCTTGGCAGAATACTTTGAAGGATGCTAAATTGTCTGCCATTATACCGCACTGTTAAAACTAGAAACACTTGCACGTTCAATTACTGTAGACCGTACATATAGATTATCATCTAATAGTAATCTACGCATTGCCTTAATACCACTTTGGAAGTTTTGTTGGTGAATAGCTGCACTCTGTTCATTACTACGGAATCTCATAATGTACATAACTGCACCATCAATAATTACATGTTTAAACCTATCAGGAATTATTGTTGTATCATCATAAAGGTTTAGATCACTGGGGTATGTGAAGTACACATATTCTACTTCATATGCAGCGTTAGGTAAAGGGGTAATTCCAAATTTATTTTCTTGTGTCTGAAATACAACAACAGGAGCACCAATACCGTTTACCTGATCTCCTTCTTCATCACCAACTCTGTAGTTCTGTACATAGTCGTTATAGTTAATTACTTTTAAATGTTTAGGGCTAACACTTAGTCCACTAGTCTTTTTTAGAAAGAACGTATCCCAATCTACTGAACCCATATTAGAAGGAAAAGAATATGTACCTGTTCCTGCTGTCAGTGTTTGAGTATATGTTGTTTTTAAAAAAGGCCATTCCTGACCGTCTTGTAAGATAAGACGAATACTATTGTTTACTGCATCCTTGGCAAGAGCTTGAACGTTACGTACAGTATCAAAGCCATCACCTGCAATATCAAGTGTGACTTCATTTAAACGTCTTAGCACATCATTTACTAGTGTAATGTATGTAGTTGCCATAGAATATCTTTCTTTTAGATATGCGTAAGAGGGCCACCGAAGCAGCCCCCTTAGTTAGCTATTATTAAGCTAGGTTGTAACGTGCTGTTACAAGAGCTTCTGGACGCAAGATTTTGCGACCATATAGGTGCATACCACGAACGATGTCAGCGAATGAATCTGGATCACGGTATGTTTCAGTTTTGTTGATCTGCTCTGCAGTCGCAACCGCTGAGTCATGACCAGCTACGATTACACCGTAGTTAGTTGACTGTGCTGTTGTACCTGTAGTTGCAGGACCAGTACCAACTGATGGTAGGTTGTTAGAAACGTGTACACGGAAACCATGGAAGTTGTTAAGAACCAAACCGTTTTGTAGGCCAGACCCACCGTAGTCTGCGTTTAGAAGACGTGAATCTTCGTCACGTAGGATTTCCATCATCTCAGGTGAAATAACAATCCAACGACCTGTTGTAGGAACATTCTGACCATCCATGATACGTGCCATACGTGACAAGATCATTGCAGGTGAAGCATATGCTGTTGGCAATGCTGTAGCACCTGGTAGACGAGCAGCAACTGGAATAGAGTCACCAGCACTACCAACAGTTGTGATGTTACCAAAATCGGTCATGTCCAACTTGTTAGCTGCTAGAAGTTCGTCTGAACCTGCTGCTGAGTTTGCTTTAGTACCGTTAACAGTTGTGTTAACTGTATCGGCATTTGCATGTAGAGCAGACTGGTCATAACCAGATAGGTAGCCAAGAACTTCTTGGTCATACTGGTCAGCCAAACGATAAGCCGCACGATCAGACGCCAAGCTTTGGAAATTGACGTGGCTGTGTGCTTCTTCAATGTCGTCAACCTTGAAGGCAAAATAGTTTGCTTGGTCTACGACTAGAGAGAAATCGTTATCTGTCAAATCTTGTGGTGCGATTGTTGTACCACGTAGGTATGCAGATACTGAAATCTCAGGTTCTTTAATGATTTTAACGGTATCGCCCATGTTAGCGATTTCACCGAAATAGTCATTATTAGTGATAGCGTCAGTGACAGATGCTTTGCGGAATGCAAGTTGCACCTGTTTGGAATAAATTACAGGCGAGAAATTGCCATTTGGCAAGTTTGTATAGCCTGATGCGACTCCGAATGCCATGATAAAACTCCTTTAGCATTTAGATTACAGATGCAAAACTTTATTACTTAGTATAGAGGCTAATCGTCTATGGGTGCATATAGATCACAAAATGTAATGATCAGTTACAAAATGTGTTATATGGGCCATACGTATTAGGTAATCCGTAAAGTCATATTGTTTGCTAAAAAATGTGAAACTGCTACAGTAGTCATATATTGAGGTGTAGCAGTTAAACTATACATATATAGTTATATCATAAATAACTTATATGTCAATACTTTTTATCGGGCTGAACCAGATAAATCGTAAATAAAGTTACCTGTACGAATAGCTTCCATGATATCGTCAGCATTCTTTTCGTACTCGGTAGCCGACATCTTTTGGACATCGGATTCTCGGATAGCCCCACTCATTGCGTCTGAGTTCGGCTTACTACGTTCATTCCGTGCTCCCACAGAACGTGCAGCATCTTTTGCTGTAGCAGACTTTTTAGTTGTAATGTTACGGTCTGCTTTATACAAATCAATTGCTCGTGCAGCAGAACGTGCATCTGCATCATTTTCATAAAGAGCATCTTGAACCCACTTAGGTTGTTCTTCTGCCCACTCATGAAAGTCATCACTGTCACGAATAGTACCAAAATCTGGATGCAGCTTTAGAAGTTCTACTTCTGCTTTCTCACGTGCTGCATTTGCTTTCATTTCGTCGATCTCACGAACACGATCCTCAAGACCTTGTGCTTGTTCTTTTGCTTTTTTAATTGCAATAGTTTCGACGATAGCAGCTACATCTGGATACTTAGTTGCCCAAGCTTCAATGTCTTCATCAGACTTTGGTAGTTTAATCTCACTATTAGTTGCCTGAGTTAGTTGTGTTTCAAGAGCTTTGATACGATCTTCGTATTCTTTTTCTTTTTGTTGTTGGTGTCTACGTAGGTCACCGTAACGTTTCTTAAAACTTTTTTCCTCAGCATTAGCAGGTTCAGCTTCTTGTGGTTCTTGTTGAACTGCTTCACCTTTTTGTTCAGCAATAAGCTGTTCTAGTTCTTCTTCTTCTTTTTTAATACGATCTGCATTTGAGTACTTACGATTGGCAAATGCTACTTTTTTTGGTGCTTCAACCTCTGAAGCCATTACTTCCATGTTCTCTGACATTTTAGTTTCCTTACTGGGGCCACCGTAGCCTGTTGGTAGGGGGATGGGTAGGCCAGTCTAATGTAACAAGTTAATGTGTTGTTACTACACAAGTGTGTCAGGTTGATCTTCTAGTTCTTCCTGTACACGCATTTCTGGAGGTGCTTGTCTAAACATTTGTTCTGTTTGATCTTCAGTTTCTTCTCGTTGCATACGGCCTTCAAGCTCTTTTACGGGTTGAACTCCTTCAGGGTTCATTATAGCTTCCTCTGCAAAAAAGTTTATCTGCTTTCCAACTGTTTTTGTAACTTCAGGTCCAAGTATCCTACCGATAAGTTGAAATTCTTCAGAACCAAACATATCTAGTAAAGAAACTTTTTCCTTGTCTGTTAAATTATTTATACGATCAACTAAAGTGTTTGTGTACTCATTAACAGTCATGTCTTCGGCTGACCGCATGGAAGATTCCATACCTCGTACTAGTTCTTCCTCTTCCATTTTAAGTCCTTTCAATATCTACTAGATCATTACGTAGCATTTTATATAGTGCAATTGTATATGATGGAATATAGAAAAATAAGAGGCCAGTAAAAGATTTTATGTCTTTTTTGTTTTTAACTCTGGAATCATAAAAACCATCAGATAACCACTGAATAATTTTATTGTCTACGTGAGGCGCAATAACTGTTTTACCAAATACTGTATAGCCATTGCGCCATAGTTTTGTATCAAATTTATCTTCTGGTTTTGCATCCATGCACCACTTGATAAGTTTCATCTTTTTAACTGTAGGCCAGTATCCTTTATTATTAAGTGCCGTAGCTACATAGCAGCTATAGCCTCCTGTATTTGAGCCTGAATCACTATCAGTATCACTGCCACCATCATTGTCATTATTGGGTACAAACTTAGAAAAAAACTGAAGACCAGATGAAGTATTCTTTGATGCCGTACCACTTTCTGATGCACGATGCACACTGCCACCAAAACGTTCCGCTTGATCTCTACTTTGAGCAGACATATTTGCACCAATAGCAGCGGCTGCGGATGTATCACCCCGTGCAAGTGCATCTGCATATTGGTTTTGTCTATCCCGATGCGCTGCAATAATTGCATGGTGATTTGCTACTGAGGCATTGCCATCTCTTACTGCATTGTCGTAAGATTGTTGTTCTTTAAGAGATAGGTTTCCTGAAGACTGTGGCATACCATGTTGATTCATTTGTAGAGCACCACTACTGTCTGTTACAGCTTCAAATCCTGTAACCCCACCAGACAAAGTGTTGTCAGCTACATTATGTACAGGTCCACTAGACGCATAATTTTCATAGTAAGACTGTCTTCCTTCTTCAGTAAAACTATTTTTAATTCCAGAAACTGCAGCCTTTACATCTTCAAATAGTTTATTTCCAAACAATTTAGTATTACGAAGTTTTCCTGATTCTTCATACTCAGTAAGTTCTTTTTTAACTTCATCAGTTAATTTAGCAGTAGTTTTCCAATCTTCACCAAATCGTTCTGTTAAAGCTGATTCTAAATCTCGTTGTTGTTTTAGTCCTGCTGCGGTAGTAAACGCACCTATAAGAGGACTAAAGAATGATCCTACGTTTCCTGCACCAAGAACACGTTTATTATCTAGCCATGCACTTACTAGATCATTAGCAGAACCTTTTTGTAAAAGATTTGTTTTTTGAATGCTAAGTTCTTGAGACTCTCTTTGCTGTTGTTTTTGTTGTAACTCACGAATAGTTTGAGCACCACCATCATCTGTTGTAACTTGTGTAGTTGCTACAGATGTATCATCAGTACCTGTTCCTGTTGTAGTGGTTGTTCCTGTGTCTGTCTGTGAAGCTTCCCATTCTGTAACAGGAATAAACCCTTCTGGAATAGGACCGTTTACTACTGCCCCATTGTAGAAGTTAAACATTCTACGTTCGCCCGTTTCAGGATTAATGTACTCTACACTTGTATATACATCACTTACAGTTGGAACAAATGGTTTATCTTCAGTTGATGCTGTGCTAACTGCAGAAGTATCAGTACTTGATGCTGGAGTTACAGGGGGTGGAGCTACACCAACAGGTATTTGCCCACTTGAAACAAACTTAGGCACATAGCCACCTGCAGGAGAAGGTGCAGGAATAGGGGGTGCAACAGAACTAGGTGGTGGAGTATATGCTCCCGTTGTTTGTTGACCTTGATAGATAGAAGGTTGATAACCAGCAATACCTGTAGAAGGTTTTACAAATGTACCTTCTTGTGCGTACACCATACCACCTTGATACATCTCACGTGGTTCATCTTCCATAGGTTCTGCACCTACAATAATAAGATCAGCAGGACCAAATGGAACGTCATCATCTAATGTAGCTTCGTCAGAGTTACCCATTTGACCCATAGCTTCCATTTTCTTTAGGCCAAACTTAGCTTCATCACGAAGCTGCATAATTTTTTCTAGTCCATGATAACGTACAACATCAGCAGGTAGAACAAACTCACCTTCACTTAGCATAGCAGGAATGTCATCACGTACTTCTTTTTTAGTGCTACCACTAGGAACTTCATTTCCTGATTCTTCGTCTACCATGCCACCTTCATCTTTTAGACCACCGTCTTCAAAGAGTTCCATTTGTTCTTCCATAGTAATTTCCTTACTGAGATTTTAATACTTCGTCACGTAATAACTTTAGTCTACGTAACTGATAGATAGCACCTTGTGCTCTATGAACAGCAACAACTTCATTTGTTTGTTCCATAACACGATGCTGTTGATTGATTATCATGTCTAAGTAAGCTTCAAACTTAGACCATTGGGCTTGGTTGCTGACCAGCCCCTTGAGCTTGCTGAGGTGCTCCTTGTCCTGCATTACCACTAAATCCTTGTTCTTGTGGTGTCGGTGCTTGTCCTACACCTATAGTTCCACCACCTGCTCCTGATGTGTCCATTGGGTTTGCACCTGCTGGACCACCTTGTTGAGGTTGTTGTGCTTGCTGTTCTTGCTGGAACTGTTTCATTAGTTCAGCTTGAATTGCAGCTTCATTCATATTGTTGGTAACTTTTTCGGGGTCAAGATCAAGAGACTTTGCAATCTCACGAATAATGTATTGAAACTTAGCAAACGGCGCAAGTGCAGGGTTAGATGATACTTGCAAGAATTGCATAAGTCTTTGGCTACGTACTTCGTTAGCCATAAGTGATTCTGTTCCACGTGCCTTAACTTCTAAGTCACCTTTAATCTCAGGATCAAAGTCAAACTGCATATTAAAGCGGAACAGTCCTTCACCTAGTGGGCGAAGCAGATAGTCGTCTACGTTTTTAATAACATTCTTAATAGTACCACTTGCAGCACCCATTAGCATACTAATGCCACTAGCAGTACGGCCTACACCCATGACACCTGTCTGTCCATGTGCAAAGGAAGGGAAGCCAGTAGATTCATCTGCAAGCACTCGTGCCTTATCAAATAGCTGTAAGTTTTCACCTGCAACATTGGGGAACTTAGTACCGAAGATAGCTTGTCCTGGTGCACCACCTTGTCTACGGAATACTTTGCCTGGGTATACTGATAAGTCTTGGCCTGGAACTAGGTTAGTTTCATCTACCTCAATCAAAAGGTTACCAGATAATACAGCATTGTCAACAGCCATTCGCATGAAACCATTCATCAACGTTTGCGTATCGTCCATATTTTCGGCAATACCTACACCAAAGAATGAGTATGGGTTTAGTTCATAAGGTGATGCCATGTAAGGAATACGAGCAGGTTTGAATGGGTTAAGTACCATACGTAGTAGTTTACCATTACAAATCCAAACGTTTGCCTGTAGTTCGTCTGTATCTTGTAACTCACGAGGAATGTCTACACCTTGATCCATAAGCATTTCAACATCTACCATGCCCCAATATTCTAGGACTTCAAAACGTTCAATGCCATGCTCTGGTGCATAATCAGAAAGATCGTCTTCCCAATATTCTTTATCGTAGTTTTCGCCCATAGAAATTGCTTCATCAATAACTTGACTACGGAAGTATGGACGTTTCTTTAGTGCACGTAGTTGTGAACGTGACATCTTATGACGTTCAATAACATACTGTGCTTCTTCCATGTTGTTAGCATCTGGGTCAGGATAAAAGTTCCACACAGATACATGGGATACTTGGGGTACTGTTTTAAAGATAGGTGAATACTCACCTGTATCGTCATCCCAGTTAGGATATTCTTTATCTACAGCAAATGGACCTTTCATTACACCAGTACCAAACAAAGCCATTTCAAATGCTGTACTGCGTAAATGTTTAGACGCTGATGCTTCATCAAGCTGGTCTTGAATTTTCTTCTGCATCTTTTTAGCTGCAATCATAGCAGGGCTAAATGTAACAGATGTAGGCGTACCGCCTGTACCTTCTTTAATACCTTCAATAGGCTCTAGCTTTTCACGTAGTTCAGGGTTAAGTAACTCTTCTAACGTTTTCGCCGTAGCCCCTGCAGGAAGCTCTTTACCGTCACCTTTAAAACCGTAAGGTGATACTGGATCACTTCTTCGGTCTTCTTGTAACTCTTTAGGAACAGCAGGATCAAAACTGACATTCTCAACAACTCCTTCTGGAAGTTCTGTAGGATCAACTGTAAGTGGAAAACTATTCTTTGCAAATAGTACATCTACAATCTGACCATAAGCAGCCAGTGTTTTTGTCTTAGTTACTTTAATAAACACACGAGACTTTTCTGCCTCTGTAAATTGTACCTCTGGGCCATATATGCCACGATAGTTACGATAAGCACGTAGCCAACGTTCTTCATCTTGTCGGCGGTAGTCTTCAGCACGGGCGTATCGTTCCATAATAAACGGAATAATCTTAGAAGTATCTGCGTCTTCTTCTACTGAGTTATCTGTGTCCTCAAGGATAACTGCATCATCCTCAATGAATACTTCATTATCTTCTGCCATTTATTTTTCCTTAATAGCCAAATGTTGAATCTGCCACTCGCATTCCAGATGATCTTGTAGAATGTGGGTCATAGTCAAATAAACTAAACCGTGGTCTTGACATTATACCATAACGTAAAGCATCGTACAAGTGGTCTTCTGAGTGTGTATCAATATCTTCTGGATTCTTTTTGTCCAGTGGAATTGCTGGTAACTGTGCTACCATATTAGTACAAGTGTTAAAGAATACTAGTCTGGGTTTTTCTGTAAACTCGTCTACCTGTAAACGTCTATGTATTTCGTTCTTACCTGCTACACGTGAACCTTTAGAACGATCTGATGGACGCCATCTGCATCCTCGACTAATCATCTGTTCAGCAAGACTAGGGCCAGTATCACCACGCTTATGCCACAAAGAAGAGTCAAGAACTCCATACTTAATGTTTCCGTCTTCTGCTTCTAGCTGAAGCACCATGTCTGCTAAATCAGTAGCTAGAACTTTACTGACGTACAATTCTCTATATACGATAAGTTGCTCATCAGGCGCAACGGCAAACCACACGACAGCACTGTAAGAACCATACCCATAATCACATGCTCTAAACTTAACCCAATTACTAGGGATGTTAAAAGGCTCAATGACATGTTCATTCCTATCAAACTCTGTGAAGGCTGCACCTTCTTTGATGTCCCAGTCACCCTCTAACAATTGTCTACGTTGTTGTTCAGGCAACGATAGTAGCATTGCCTCGTAATCACCCTGTTCTGCTAGGTAAGGATTGTCTGAAAGACGTGCAGGTATAAACCTACGTTTGAACAAAGGCTTTCCTGCCTTTGCGTGTCCTGCAGGATATTTAAGCTCTTCACCTGTTTCAATATCAGTTGCATTAAAAGCCTTTCCAGAAGGGGCAGGGTCAATAAACATTTTCTTAACCCAATGGTGACCTCTACCCCCTGGGTTGGTAGTTGCCCTCATAAAGATAGGTAAGTCGGGTGCAGTGGACCGTAGACGAGATCGCATATAGTTCCATGCAAACGGGGTAGCCCATTGTGTCAACTCGTCAAAGCCTATCCAACTAAAAGCTAGACCTTGGTAACGCAGAACGTCATCTTCCCTGTCAAGGTAGGACATCCACAATCGTGCACCAGATGGCGCAGTCCACTGCATCTTTCTTTCTGACCATTTAATTCCAGGCCATATCTTAGGGTACATTTCTTGAGACTTAAATATAAGTTCCCTAAGTTCTTCTGTAGTATGGCGTAGCAATAGTCCTGAGAAACTAGGATGCCCCATGTAACGTAAGGGGTCTGCTAACATGGCATAGGATTTACCGCCACCTGCACTGCCGCCATATAATACTTCACGTTCACCTGCAGCAAGAAACTCTGTCTGTGGTCCCTCATTAGGTTTAAAGATTACGTTGTGTTGTTCCTCAATTGGAATTTCACTTATAATCTTTGCAGGTTCAGGCTTTGGCCTCGCTGATGTCTTCTTCGTCTGCTTTTGCTCCGAGCCTTGTGCGTTCAATTTCTTCCGCCTTGGCGATTGCCTTTTTCGCATAGTCTGCCCATCGGCGTAAGCTTGCAGCTTTGTTTTTTCTTCTTCGCTCATTTTCCAACCGTTTACGTAAACCTACGTGAGATATATCTCTACCTGTATTTCGTGTAAGCCAATTAGCTACTTCACGATATGAGTACTGTTTAAGATACCTTTGTGCCTGTTCAAGCATATCAAGCTCATGGTCAATAGGCAGCAGTACATCAGGGTCATCTGGATTTACTTCATAGCCGAATGGAATGGTCCTAGATATACGGGGAATAGGAACCCATTCATTGTCTTCTTTTATATCAGTTGGTTGGGGTAACTTCCATTGTTTTAATGGTTTAGTCATCTTCATCCATTTGTTTTGGTGGCATTAGCATTACTCCACCTTTAGCTTCTACTTGCATCTTTTCTGTTTTAACTAGGCCAGTACGATCTAGTAGTTCTTTTGCCGCTGACATCTTATCACGAATACCTAGTTCAGTAGGATCGTACAAAGCACCTACCATAGCCATTGCAGCTTTAGGTGCATTACGTGCCATGTAAGCAGATGTAGCATCTAGTATTTCTTCTTTCAAAGAGTTAATGATCTCAGTAGATGAAGTAGCATCCGAATACCCTGCAATCTTTTTTGCAGCTACAATGTCACCACCAGCCTCATCAAATAAGACAGCTAGTAGTTTCTGTTGTTTTTCTGTTAATGCTCGTGCCATTTTAACTCTTTCTTCTAAACAATGCAAGCACAAAGTTTGCTATTGATTGACCTATTTGTGTCGGGGTAGGAAGTAGCCATCCTAGTAGTAGCAGCATTATAACCCAAGGGGGAATATTCTGATTACTAATCATTAGCTTTTCTACTGGACCTGCTTCTACTTCTTTTGTTTCTGTAATGATGTCACGTCCTGCGTTATTAGTTTCTTCTTCTTCGTAAGTAACTACAGCCTGTTTGTTTTCTTTACCTAACTGTGTATTAGCAGCTACATTAGTACCGCCTGTAGGTAACAGTGAAGTTAAACCACAACTAGATAACAATAAGGCCAGAACTAACCATCTCATTACATCATCTCAAAATGTGGAGCATCAATGAAGGGTCTACGACCTTGTGATCTACGTAGGTCAATGTATGCATTCATTGCGTCCTCTGCAGTGTCATCGTAGTAACGAATGTCACCCTCTGACCAAGCTGCACCCCATTTGATAGGCACCTCTAGTTCTTCCGCTGCCTGTGCCATAGCATCACAAATGTTATCGTAAACATTTAGTTCCCAACTTACGTTAGAACCAAAATAGGCTACGAGGTCTACGGCATGTGAATAACCATCTTCCTGAATAAGGTGTTTGGATTTCATAGTCTGTGATCGTCCAGAGTTATACAGTTCTTCTTGCTCTGCTAAAGTTCTGACTCCATACGTCACACCAAAGTCAACGTCCGTCAGTTCAATAGCACGTTTAACAACTGCTACCATATCAGGGTGAACACCCTCTAGTTTACCTAGTGAACGACTACTTAAACTAAATCCCATTATCTCATATCCTTACTCATTGCCACTTTGTTGCCCATAGGCTTACCTGCCATATAAGCTGTAGCTCCCATGTACGCAGCAACTACACCAGTCTGTGCAATATAAAATAACCCTAGCAAATCTGCTAGAGCATTCACACGTGAGTCTGACATAAAAGGAGTAAACAGAAATACAGTAAAGATAATCATCATGCCCATAGCTACCCAAGCCATAAACTTTTGTGATTCAGCTTTTTCTTCACGTAGCTCTATCTCAAGCATACGTTCTTTCATTGCTACTTCAGCTTCGGTGATAACGCCATCACCATCTACGTCAAAGTCAACTACCATTACGTCCTCCGAAAACGTGCAGCCGTTTTAGCTGCTGCTTTAGGCTGTTTAGAAAACTGCTTACCTGCTGCAGTATCTTTTCTTTTCTTCGCACTACTCGCCGCATATTGTGCGGTAGACATAGCTTTAATCGCCGCTTCAGGAAGGTAACGTTCTCCTGTAGCATTTGGACCTTGCGTCGAAGGTTTACCACTTTTAGTTCTCCACTTCTGTCGAGTCCATTTATCTAAGCTTTGTTGTGATTTAGCTTTAGCCATTTGACATTAACCACGCAAAGAATATGATACCACCTATACCACTAAGTAATAGTAACCCCGATATAGTCCAAGTTATAATAGCTTCTTGTAACTCAGCTTTACGGTATTCATGTTCTCTTTTTTGTTTACGTATCTTAGCTTCAATGCGTACTAGTTCATCCCAAGCTGATGGACCCATTGTAAAACTAATATAGTCTTTTAACTCACTACGCATCTGCTCTGCTTTACGTTTAGCTGCAAACACTTCCATTGCTTCCGCTTCAACAGAGCCACCCATAGATTTCCACCAAGGGGGATTGTTTACTTGTTTCTCAGCCTGACCTAAGTCAGCCATATGTCCTGCCCACTGTGTTAGTTGACTAGACATGTCCTGTAAGTCCTTGCCTATTGCAAAGCCTTTTTTAAGTGCGTTGAAGGCAACAGTGGCCCCACTGATAATTGTCACTGGGTCCATATCGCCCTCTTAGCTCTTATATCCACCACCTGCAGATTTATACTGCTTGGCTAACATTTGTGCTTTACGTGCAGACCATTGACCTGCACTTCCACCCTTACTACCTGCTTTAATCTTGTTGAACAAGTTTTTACGCATGGTTGGCTTTGTGTAGTTCCCAGCCGAGTTTACTGTAGATGTACTGCCGCCACGAGACATTGTTTTTGTTTTTCGGACTATTGGTGCCTTGTTTTTCAGTTTTGACTTCGTTCTCGGTTTCATAGACAACTCGTTTAATATCTCCACGACCAATGCCAATATCGTTTAGCTCACGGTCTGTCATGCGATACAAATGCATTGCTGCAATACGACGATTTGCTTCAGCCTGACGTGCCTCAATAAAGGCAACAAATACTTTTTTAAACCATTCTTTCATAACTATCTCCTTATGTTATCGGTAACTTTTGCTACCAGAGATAGTTATATCATATATAGTTATAACATACTATAGACAATAATGCAACCCCGTTATGCATTAACCAATAGGTACAAACGTTTCAGTTACAGTAACAATGCTATCAATGTGTCCTGCTGCATTAGGTACTATCTGAATCTTATCACCTGGTTGTAATACAAGGTCAATAGTAGAGAACTCGTGATAGCCATTACCAGCTAAACTCTTATCGTTTAGGAAGTGTGACGTATAAGCATCTGCTGCTACGTACCACTGAATAGTGACATCATTAGTGCTACCACCACCATTAGCTACAAGGATATATGTAACTTCTGCTGTACAGTTAGCAGGGCAAGTATACACGTCTTCTACTGCTGTGGTTTCATTGTGACCATAGACAGACTTCCTACGTGCTGGTTTACCTATTGAATATTGGGTCATTATTTTTTCTTAGTTTTAACTACCCATGCTTCGTTAACTTCAGTGTCAGGATCATCTGCAATAAAATGTCCATTCTTGTCACGAGCACGTTCCATTACAAGTTCAGTGGCAGCTTCTGCTACCTTCTTAACTTTTTTAGTTACCTTCTTAACCTTGCTAGGTTTCTTACTTACAATGTCTTGAATACGTGAGTCACTAATGTAATATCCACCATATGGGTCTTTACCTGCAAGTACATCACCACGTTGTGTAGTGATAGTGTCTTCAGTAACTACGTATCCATGTTCTTCTAACTCAGCTTTCCAGTCTGTAAAATTCATTTATCTTTACCGCCTTTTAAACACTTACCTGCTGCCAAGCAGTTACCCCGTGTTTGACATCCTTCACATGTCTCCATAATAAATCCACCTTCATTCATTTTTTTGTAACCACTGGCATACGCAGCGGCAGCTTGTTTCTCTGCACCTTTACGAGTAGGATACACTTTACCTGAGTCACCCCACTTGTAACCACCCTTAACTTTACGTATAGGCATTAGGCACTATTTCCTTCAACTTTGTGGCAGTGGGGTGTAGCATAAGCACCCCCTGCTCTTATATTGGTAGCTATTTTTTCTGCTTCTTCTAAACAAGCTTGTTCAGTATAGAAAGGTTCTGGTTTTGCTATAATCTTACAGGACAATGCCATAGGATCAAAACATACAAGCATTATCCCTATCCACATAACTTAGCCTGTATATGAGGCTCCGCATTTTGCGTAACCACCCTTGTTATAATTTTTCTTTTTAGCCATACCACCTTTTTTGAAAGGGGTAGACGGTAGAGTAACTTTACCCTTCATCTTTTTGTCACGTGCTGCTTGTGCTGAAGAACGTCCAGCTTTACTTGCTTCTGCTGACATTTCATTGTCTACATCTTTCAATTGACGTTTCAAAGCTGCTAGCTCTTTCTTTTGTTCTGCAGTCAACGTTTCTTTACGTTCTAACCGACGAATCTTATTCTGTAGTGTAGTTGATACACTCGCCAAAGAACGTGCAGTCATTGTTGTTCCTTTGCCTGTGATGCCTGATAGCAACTCTACGGCTTTACCTTTTCCTGATGCCATTGGTATTTACTCCTATATTACCACTTAACTTTATCTGCCCAATAAGCTGCACTCAACTTACCTTTAGCAATATTTTTACTGTGACGTGCTTTAAAGGATGCACGTTTCTTTTTCATACGGTCCGACTCACCAGCTTTGGGTTTACCTGCAGTGCTTGCACCCTGCTCACCAAAACGAATTAGTTTATATGTTTCACCTTCTTTAGCCATCACTACGTGTGACTTAGTTGGGTGCTTAGGGGTACGTTTAGGTTTATTAACGCCTGACAATCCCAAACGTTCCATTGTACTTTTAACTCTCGCTGGTATCGCCACCGTCTGTCCATCCTTCCATACGCATAGCCCACTCTACATGTTCTAACGTAAACTTCCTGCCATAATGGTTCTGCACTGCCTCTCGCACGTAGAATACATCACTATGGGGGATATGCAATTGATCTACAGTTCCATTCATTACGTGATTATAAAACTCAGAAAGAACATCGTCAGTATATAGTTTTACTGATTTTTTACTCATTGTCAAGAACTTTCGTAATAAATATACAAACTCCTCGCCTAACGGCGTTACATATAAAGTGTACATTTAAAGTGATACATATAAGTGTAATATTAGTTAAGTATAATTATATCTAACTATATTAACATCTAAGTGAACATTTAAAGTGTAATCACTTATAGTGTCATCTTAGTTATTCTATATATAGTTTTACACATTCTGTACCACATGTCAACCCCTAAACTTAACTATACTGCAATATTAGGGAAAACGTTCTACATATCCCACGTTTTTTGGAACACTGTTCTCTGTAAACCACTATATACGTAATGTGGTTAACACTTCATTTTTCCTGATCTGTGTAGATACGTGTATACAATAACGTACACCCCCGTCATGGCCCCCGCCTACCCCCACACATCACACGTCATGACGCACATCACACACATCATGTGCTCAGGTGAACGCAAACACATAGGCATGTCACACCAACACACAAGAAGCTCCAACAAATTCAGTGACTTAGCCAACTGCGACAACTGTTATGGAATCAGTTGCCACTCTTTAGAGTGTATTTTCCAGAGTGATTTGTGATCACAGTGTGTGTTGCATCTGCCGATTACATTTTTATACCCTACCCCTATAGGGTAGTGAGGCTATTGTTGTGATCACAAAACCGTCCAACATTGGACAGTGTTTGCCTCGCATACGCACACGAGTTTCGCACACCAGTTTCGGTATCGAAGATACCTGCAACCGCACGTGAAACGGCAGGGGCAGAGGATCACACGGGAAACTCGGCTCTTACTACTACTAACTTATACAGTTACACAGATAGTTTAATATCTCTCCCTTTAGGGTGAGAGAGATATATAAACTCTCTTAAGTGTAACATAAGTTAGTAAGGAATAGTATCATGGCAAAATCAGCAAACAAAGCAACAAACCAAGTTGGAACAACTTTGGATGCTCTTGTGAAAGAGGGCAAAGCCCTAGGCAAAATGTGGAGCACACTGAACAGTGTGAAACAGTCTACTAAAGCCAATGGCTTTGACACTCGACTAGGCAAGCTGCTGTCCACACTGAAAGCACAGAGTGCTCATGACAGTGGTCAAATCCCTACTCATGTCCTTCGGACACATGGCATTGCCAACATTGATCGTCGTCGTCGTGCCGAAGCTCTATGGTTCTATGAGAACCAAGCTGAGTGTGTGGAGTTCATCAAAGCCTCAAAGAAAGGCTTCACATCCCTTACAGCTTTACAAGCTGCTATGCGTAAGGCTGCTAAAGCAGACGAACCTACAGCTAAAGCTGAACCGTCCAACGTTGGACAGTCTGATGAACCTAAACAAGCAAAGCTTGTGGAACAGTCTGAAACTAAAGTTTCTGTTGGCCCGATCACTCGTACAAAAATGGTACAAACCATTTTGAAACAGTGTGAGTTGAACGGCCTTGACCTTGAAACCATCGTAGATGACCTTATATCTGCTATTGCAAAACAAGAGAAGTCAGCGTAAGCTGGCTTTACACTCAACTGTAAATCGGAGATTTAATATGTATTTCGTAAAGTTTCTCACTGTTCTGTGCTTGGCTCTGACAAGCATTGTATTCGCTGCCACTGTGATATTTGTATCACAAGGCATACTGACACCTGATTGGCTGCTGATTGGCATACCTTACATCGGTGTCTGCTTGCTATCTATCTGGGCGGCAGACTAATGACGAAAGCTGAACTGCTAAAGCAAAAACTTGAGATAGCCAAAGTGTTGGCTAATGTTAAAACGCCTAATGAAAAGTCGCTGTCTTATGACAGTGGATGGAAAGAACCGAATGATCCTACCTTATTGTCTTACAGTTATATAAACACTTGAAACTTTAGTGAAAGTGTTATATAACATGTATAGACATAAACACTAACTGAAACCGTCCAACGTTGGACACTTTTACGGAGTAAGCAAATGACTTACACAGTACACACTACCCCTAAATCAGGTAACCGTAAGGTTGGCCCTATTCCTGTCACAACTACATCTGCTGCTACATGCCCTGATGAATGTGAGTTCAAGAAAAATGGCTGCTATGCAGATGGTGGGCCATTGGCAATGCATTGGGCCAAGGTCACAAGTGGTGAACGTGGTGATGCATGGGACACATTCATCAGCACTGTGGCATCTTTCAAAGATGGTCAGTTGTGGAGACATAACCAAGCAGGTGATCTTGCAGGTGATGGTAAACGTTTGGATGCTGATGCAAACGATCAACTTGCCGATGCCAATGTTGGCAAACGTGGTTTCACTTACACTCACTATCCCGTATTGACTGACAAGCATAATGCTCATGTAGTCAAACGTATGAATGACAAAGGCTTTGTCGTCAATCTATCTGCCAACAATGTCAAACACGCAGATGCATTGTATGACCTTGGCATTGGGCCAGTGGCGACAGTACTGCCAGAGGCACAAACGACTAACACTGTGACACCTAAAGGTCGCAAAGTGGTCGTATGTCCTGCCACAATCCGTGATGATGTGTCATGCTCTACATGCCAACTGTGTGCAAAACAGCGTGATGCAATCATTGGGTTTCCTGCACATGGTAGCAGTAAACGTAAAGCTGACACAGTAGCACAAGGAGTATAACAATGGAATTGTTAGTATCAATCGAAACGTCTTACGGTACACGTCGAGTGTATCCTAAGTGTAGCACATCACGAACACTTGCTGAGATTGCAGGTACAACTACGTTGACTGATCGTGATGTAAGTTTAATTAAACAACTAGGCTACACATTTCGTGTAGTGACAGAGGAATTGTGACATGAAAAAACCTGTGGGAATTGTGAACCCTGTGGCAAAAGCTTTGCTTCAACAGCGCAAAAGCCCACAGGTAGTGCCGCCCAAGAAGGGCAACAAACGCAAACTCAGTAAGAAGGAGAAACAAAATGCGTTACGAAATGAAAAACTTTATTAAGTTTTCCAAAGTGTCCAACGTTGGACAGAAACCTAAACGTGATGATTGGAAACGTGACCGCCAACAGGCACGTAAGACAAAATCACAACTACGTAAACTAGCAAGCTAATCCATATAAGGAGTATACCCCATGACAAATACATTCGTTTTCAAATCCGTCCGTTCAACTCAACCACAATTGTATGTTGAGCATACATTCCACATGAAAAAGTGTGTGTCATACACATACAACTATGTGCCGATGGATGATTACATTGTGAAACATTGGGCTACCAAAACACAGAAACAGATTGCATCTGATCTGAATGAATACCTACACCGTGTGCAGTATCGTTGCCGTATCCTGAAAGAGATTGGCATGATCAAAGCACGTTACACGAAAGATGGTTCATCTTTACTAAAGCAGGAACGCCGTGAGTTGCGTATGAAGCTGAAAAAAGTTGAGGCTAAACTAAGTGAGATTAATGCAGCGTAAAAAGAAATGGGTTGTGTATGATGATCATGATCGTGTGGTCATCATCACACATAACAAACGTATCGCAATGAAGTATGTGAAGGAGCAAACAAATGCGAGTTGAAGTTTATTTTAACCTACACAAATACACGTGGTCTGTCCGTCAGTGTTCCACTGGCAGAGTAATCTTACACACTGACAAGGTGCACATTCGTGACCCTAAGTTTGTAGTGCGTAAGGCAGGACGTGAACGTGTACTGCGTGAGGGCAAGAAGAATGTTCATGCCTTTGTTCGTGGTGAGATCACACACTTTGATGACTTTGATCCAGAGTATCATCCCGACTATCTGGACTACACACTTGTGTCATACAACCCATACAAGTTTGACACATTCGTTGATGTGTACGACACGACACCAGTACGTACAGCCAAACGTGCTATGCTACAACTACAGCCAAGCATGGTTGTTGACGATCACAGAAATAGGCCATACCTATATGCAGAGGGGGCACGTTCATGACACCTGAAGAAGTAATGGAATTAATACAAGGAGATACACTTATGGCAACAGAGCTATATGAAGAACTAACACGAGAAGAAGTAGAGAAACTACTTGACCTATACAATTGCATTGATGATCTATTGCGTGATGTGTCTGATGGCTTTGATTTGTCACTGTCACAACTACGTGATTTGCAAAGAAAGATGTGGTACCTACGTGATACATTTAAATTCAAACCTCAGAGGGATGAAGACACTGGCTATCCCGAACATTGGAAGCCGTATGTCCTGAAAGATGATCCACGTGCATGGTATTACAAAGGAGAAACTGAATGAAAATAATGGGCTACGAAATCGTAGTTGAAATAGACGGGGTGGAAAGTCTTATCCAGTTGGATGACACTTACCCCGCAATCAATGATTGGCACAGTGCCACAGAATTTGCCATGCGTTTGGCTGCACATGAACACCCAGACGCAAACCAGATTGACTTTGTGGAGTGTGGCGAATTTGAAATGGAAGAATATAAACAGTATGACTTCATACATGAAGCACCCTGTGTGCTACAATGAGAGGATATAACATGACGTATGAAAGCAAAGACAGACAGTGGTTTGCACTAAGTTGTTTAGATAATATGTTAGTAACACCAGTACGTGCAAGAATGCTTGGTTGGAACTATTTGCGTTTGCACCCACTAGGTGATTGTGGGGATTTCGACGCAGCAGAAGAAATAGCAAATGACTTAGGGTTAGATGCAATATGGATTGCTGATGCAGAAACAGTTAAGCAATGGGCAGACACAATCAGAAAAACTATAGAAAGGATATAACATGGTGGAAGCTAAAATCAAACTAACGAAAACGATGCTAGATAAAAGCATCATTGATGCCAACAAATCTGTGCGAGAGTTTCTGGACAGTGATTTTGGCATGAACTATGACGATAAGTTTTTTACCGCAGAGTGGTACGACACAGAAAAAGAACGTACTATGCGAAACGCATTCTCTGTTGTCGGTGAGTATGCCGATGGCACAGAGGGTGATGTAAAGTTTTATCGTAGTGCCAAACGTGGTGATAAACGCATCAGTATACAAAAGCTGAAGCAATATGCAGAGGTAGGTGACGAAGTGATCCTGACCTCAGATGCGGAGAGTTTACATGATGCATACCGTATATACATCAACATCGTCAGACAAGAAGCCAATGCCACTGGATGACCCATGTGACGACTGGTCAGACCACCCTATACCTAAACCAAAGGAGAAACCATGAACCGTTTCATTATAGCTAATACTCCACAGGAGATTGCACAAGCATTGTGTGACAAGCATGTGGTCAAGATGCCACTGGAAGAAGCACAGATGCTATGCACTGTGGTTCGTCAAGCTAACCCTGAGTATGCCGATGAGCATGAACTGTACCGTGTAGCACATGCCAAGCATCCGTGCACACTGTGGGCAGGGCAGACACGTAGCAATTACATGTATGCTTTCCGATTGTGGAACCACATGTGTCTGGAGTATACCTACAGATATGGCAGACAACATGCATCAGAACGTTTCATTGATGCACTGCGAGAGGGTGCAAGGTTTGTGCCGACAGGTGAATTGACTGCACACCCCGAATGCTTCAGTGAATACACACACCTGAAGACAGGAGAACACTGGCCTGTGGACAGTTACCGTAAGTTTTATCATACCAAGCAGCATAGGTTTGATATGGTCTGGAGTAAACGTAACAAGCCTGTGTGGTTTGATTGGCAATGGGAGAATGTATATGCAGCAGCATGAGTTAGTACACTGTTTACAATGTGATCGTGTGTTTGAAGAAGGAGAACATTTTGTAGAAGTGTGTCCGTTCTGTGACAACGACAACCCTTTTGAAACTGTGTACCTACAACCAGAGGAGTTTGAGTATGCTTGAAGCAGCACTGACATGTATTGCACTGAATGTGTATCACGAGGCACGTAGTGAGCCTATGGCAGGTATGTATGCCGTTGCCCACGTTGTGCTCAATCGTGTGGCACATGACGCATTCCCTGACGATGCTTGCAAGGTAGTGTATCAGGGCTTTCACCGTGGCAAACACAAGTGCCAGTTCAGTTGGTACTGTGACGGTAAGTCCGACACGCCTCGTGAAGAAGTACATTGGCTGTATGCCAAAGTGGTAGCCCATAACGTAGTGTATGGCTATCATGAAGACAACACCGATGGTGCCACACATTACCATGCTAACTATGTTAGACCGTGGTGGCGCAATCACTACACACAAACTGTGACACATGGGTCACACATATTCTACAAGTAGCTTATCGTTACTAGTATAGGGTGGACAGTATCTATATAACTATGGTACAGTTGCCACACAAACAACTGAAAGGAGATTATTATGCCATTTGACATTCCAACATACCTTGACTTTGATGTAGAGTTTGAACCAACCAAGGTTGATGATAAGAAATATGTTATCAATGCAGACACTGGCGAGTACCTTGGTATCGTCGGTAAGTCATTCAAGTGTGCATCACATGGTGACTTTTACCGTGGTGTCATGGACACAGTGACTGACGAACTGCTTTCATCTGAACTGATGAATGCCAAGTTCAATTGGAAAACTGCACGTAATGGTGCGTGGTCAATGCTTGACATTGAACTGCCTGACATGCAGGTGGAGATCACAACGGACAAGCACCAAACACAAATCGGTAATCGTATTATATCATTACATGGTATTGACGGTTCGTGCAGCAACCAAGTGTACTTCGGTGCGATTGATTTCTTCTGCACCAACGGATGTATTCGTGGAGAGTATGACAAAATCCGCAAGAAGAACACTGCGAACTTCTCTATGGAGAGTTTCATCTATGAACTTGCTCGTGCTCGTACTGACTTCTACACTGAGGCAGGTAAGATGCAAGTGTGGGCGCAGACATCCACAAAGTATGTGGACATTCGTTCTCTGTTGGAAGAAATGATTTCATCTGAACGTAAGGCAGAGAAAATGTACATGCTGTACCTACAAGAGGCTGCGACACGTGGTCACAATAAGTGGGCATTGTACTCTGCGTTCACAAACTATGCATCGTATGCTGATGAACGTAATGGGTTCAACCTACGTAACACAGGCAATGACACACAGGCCATCAGCATGTGGTCACGTGAGCAAGAGGTATCCAAGTGGGTATCAGATGATCGGTTCATTACATTGGAGGCAGCATGATTACTTACACACTTAAAAACAGTGTTGATGGGGAAGTGTGGGAAGCCACACTGTTTGAGATACTACGTGAAATAAATGATGATCGTAATGAGGAATGGGAACCCTACGATGAAACAGATTGGAAAGATGGACTGTTAAACTTTACCACATGGGAGATTGTATGAGAACCTTACCACGATATGTACAACAGCGAGTGTCACCTTCGGGTGACATCTCATACCGTTTCAATCCACCGCAAGCATTGGTGAATGAGGGAGTAGTAGAACGTGAAGAACTAGGTGACGATCCAAAAGTTGCAAGACAGATAGCACGTGAGTACAACAGAGACATTGACGCATACCGTGAAGAACAAGCTAAAGTTGTGAAGCTGAAGCCAAGCAGCAAGGTCACTGACCTTATCAACTTTTATTATTTATCTAATGATTTCAAGATGTTACGTGACTCAACCAAGGTTGATTACAGGTATTTCTTGACAGTGGTACACCAAACAATTGGGTGCCGTAAGTACAGAGAGGTTACACCTAAAGTTGCAAAGCAAGCATATGAGAAATGGGTTGAACGTGGGATCAGCTTTGCTAACCATGCGGCAACGTGTGCGAGTAGAGTGTACAACTACGCCATACAAATGGAACATGCAGAGCAAAATCCGTTTGCCAAGATTAAACGTAAACAACAACGTCAACGTAAAGTTATATGGACACATGGTGAGGTGAATAAATTTCTTGACGTAGCATATAGCGACTTTCAGTACCGTAACATTGGACTGATTGTACACATGGCATACGAGTGGTGCCAGAGATTGGGTGACATGCGTATGCTGCGTTGGGATAACCTTGACCTGAAGAAGCAACAACTAACGTTGGAGCAAAGCAAGCGTAGGTCAGAGGTGTTCCTACCTATCAGTGACAACCTGAATGCCATGCTGCTAGAGCAGAAAGCTGACTTTGGTTTTCAGGAATGGGTTGCACCACACCCACAACCACGTAACGGTAGGTTCCAACCCTATGCTATGGAGAGACTGTCCAAGGTTGGACGGAACATCATGAGACTAGCAAAGCTACCTGATGAGCTACGTCTGATGGACATTCGTCGTACTGGTGTAACACAGATGGTTGATAAGGGTGTACCTTTGCCTCAAATCATGGCAGTGACAGGGCATACTCATGTTGCATCTGTGAAACCATACATGAAGCATACTTACGAAAGTGCAAATAATGCCTTGACACAACGAGACATGTCTGTATGCTTGAGTGAAACGAACAACACAGAAAGTGATACATAATGAATATAAAAGAACATATAAGTGATATGAACTTAGTTAATGGTGAAACTAAACGTACTAACTGCCCAGTATGTGGGGGAGTTAAAACATTTACAGCCACCAATAACATGGGTCAGCTTGTATGGAACTGTTACAAGGCAGGGTGCCGTGTGTCTGGTGGGACACGTGTGCACCTTACCAGTGACGATATTCGTAAGTCACTAGGCACTGTAGCTGCTGAGACAGAGGCAGTCACATTCCAGAAACCTGAATGGATTGTACGTGACGTTGATGCAGTGTCAGAGTTCTGTGATCAGTGGGACATTGATCCCGTGTCATTGGGTTTGTTGTATGATGTTCGTGAACACCGTGTCGTATTTCCTGTGGTACATAACAATATCATGGTGGATGCCACTGGCAGAGCACTAGGAAAAAAGTTACCAAAGTGGAAAAGATATGGTAAAAACCCCTTGCCGTATGTTTATGGATGTGGTAAAACAGGGGTAGTCGTTGAGGACTGTGTAAGTGCAGCCATTGTGGGTGCGACAGGCAGTTCTGGATGCTCGGAGAGTGGGGTGTATGTCGGGGTAGCAGTGTTGGGCACCTCACTCTCTGAGGCACATAAGCAGTACTTATCACACCTCAAGACTGTTATCATTGCACTTGACCCCGATGCATTACCAAAGACACTGCAATTTGCAAAAGAACTACGTGGTTATGTAGAGAATGTAAAAGTATTACGTTTGACAGATGACCTGAAATATCGTAACCCTACCGACATAAACAATTTACTAGCACTAGGAGAAACATAATGGAATTATCACTTGTACGCAGCTTAATGGACAAGGAGTTCTACGACGATCATCGTGGAGCCAAGTGTCCTGATCGGCTGTTCAGCAAAGATGTACGTAAGATCAAACAGTCAATCGACAAAGCTATGGATCGTTACGAACGTACCGTAACACCTGACGAGATAGAGGCATTGTTCATGTCGAACAATCCAACACTCACCACTGCACAGAAACAAGCTTACAGTTCACTGTTCAATCAGATCAAGAAAGAGTCACCAATGGGTAGTGACGTAGCACAAGAGGTGCTGTCGAAGCTGTTTCAACAGGTCGTAGGTGAGGACATTGCTAACCTTGGCTTTGACTATGTGAATGGTAGCAAGGGTAGCTTGGAACCCCTACGTGACATCCTTGAACGTTATTCAGATGACTTCACACCTGACCTGCGTATTGAATGGGATGACATTGACATTGAAACTTTGCTTGCAAAGAATGATTTGGAATCACAATGGACATTCAACATCCCTACTCTGACACGTAAGGTAGAGGGCGTGAATGCAGGACACCTGATTGAAGTAGGCGCACGTCCTAACACAGGTAAGACATCGTTCCACGCCTCTCTGATCGCTGCTCCAAATGGGTTTGCGCATCAGGGTGCCAAGTGCGTGATCCTGTGTAACGAGGAAGCATCACACCGTGTAGGTGCACGGTACTTGACTGCCGCCACAGGCATGACAATGCAAGAGGTGAAGGATAACCCTGCCCGTGCTCGTGACCTGTACTCTGTGGTCAAGGATAACATCAAGATCAAAGATGCCAGTGACCGTGACATGTCATGGGTGGAGTCAGTATGCAAGTCATACAAACCTGACATTGTGATCCTTGATATGGGTGACAAGTTTGCCAAGGCAGGTGGGTATGCCCGTCCTGATGAAGCATTGAAAGCTAATGCTATCTATGCCCGTCAGATTGCTAAGGCACACAACTGTGCGATCTTCTACATGTCTCAGCTTTCTGCTGATGCAGAGGGTAAGGTTCTATTGAACCAGAGCATGATGGAAGGTTCACGTACAGGTAAGGCAGCAGAGGCTGACCTTATGGTATTGATTGCCAAGAACCCTGTGGTTGATGGGCAAGAGGAAGAAGATACACAACGTCACTTGAATGTTGTGAAGAACAAACTATCTGGATGGCATGGTGTTGTACACTGTGATCTGGAATACAAAACTGCGAGGTATCAAGTATAATGGAAGTAACATATATTGATCACATGGGTAGTGATCTATCAGTAGTGAATGCTGCACGTGTCAGCTTTGGTAAGAAATCAGAATGGCATCAACGCATCTATACAGGTGAGCCAAACATTCTGAAAACTAAAGATGCAAAGCTAATACGTTATCTAGCTAAACACAATCACAAGTCACCATTCAATCACACGTTTGCCACGTTCCATGTTAAGGCACCTATCTTTGTGGCACGTCAACTTGTGAAGCATGAGTACATGCCGTGGAACGAGATCAGCCGTAGGTATGTGGATGATGAACCAGAGTTCTACCAACCTGATGTGTGGCGTGGACGTAGTGAAGACAAGAAGCAGGGCAGTGATGGTGAGATAAATGATATACGTCCATCAGTTGCACGTAATATGGTTGAGGATTGTCGGCAGAATTACAACTACCTGTTAGCCAAGGGTGTATCACCAGAGCAAGCACGTATGGTACTCCCACAGTCTATGATGACAGAGTGGTACTGGTCAGGTACTGTGTATGCATTCGCTAAGATGTGTCAGCTACGTATGCAGCAGGACACTCAGCAGGAGTCACGTGAAGTGGCAATGCAGGTATATGAATATATGGAGAAGCTGTACCCAGAGAGTTGGAAGGCACTGATGAAACAAGCATGGAGAACATGTGTATCATGTGGCAACCCATCAAAGGGTGACTTTTGTGGATTTTGTTTAGAGGAAGAATGATGGATAAAGATGCAGGAATACTAGGTGTAGAACAAGTAGAGGAACACGAGGATGGCAGTGCAACATATCAGTTTCACATGGATGCACATTGTCGTGGACTATTGGCAGAGGAAGGATTGAAGTTGGTACTGTATTGTGCCGCAGCAAACATGGACATGCAGTTGGTGTATGACTTTATTGAGGATCACATCAAGTATCAGAAAGATGAACTAACAGAGTACAAGTTTGGAGCAAACGATGACGAAGCTACCTGAAGGACGTAAGGCATTACCCGATGAATGGTTTGTTGATAGGGCTAACAACTGGGGTCAGATCAGCCCAATGACAGATGAAGAAAGAAACCGTGCCAGAGAAAAGGAGAAAGCAAACATGAATGCAGATGAAATTGATTCCGTATCTTTGATAGCACAGATGAAGCGGTTAAACCTGACAGTAACCGAAGCACTAGAAGCTATGAAGATATTTGCTAATGATAAACAATTCCAAAAAGACCTTGACGCAGCGTACAGTAATATGATACTTGATGACTGGGACTATTGGCATGAAGGAGATATTGAGTAAATGAAACACCTTACCCTCGACGTAGAAAACACTGTGGTAAAACGCAACGGCAAGCTACACCTTGATCCGTTTGAACCAGAGAATACATTAGTTCAAGTGGGTATGCTAGATGATCTTGGAAATGAAAGCATTGTAACTTTTGATCACTCTGAGCAACCACCCACACCAGAGGGGCGGTACATTGTCCAGAAAGCATTGGATGAAACCGCCCTTCTAATTATGCACAACGCAGCACACGACTTGATATGGTTGTGGGAGTCAGGGTTCACCTATGAAGGTGCAATCTTTGATACCATGTTAGGTGAGTACGTGCTGCAACGTGGGCAGAAGGAACCCCTGTCTCTTGAGGCTTGTGCTGAACGGTACAACCTTGACACAAAGAAGCAGGACACCCTGAAGGAGTACTTCAAGCAGGGTTACTCTGTACGTGACATTCCACATGCAGAGTTATCAGAGTACCTCTCCCACGACTTACATGCTACGCAGCAACTGTACCTTCGTTTGCAGACATCATTCGAGGAATGCAGTTCACTGGCAGGAACAATCACACTGACCAATCAGTTGGCTGTACACCTTGCCAAGATATATCAGCGTGGCTTCACTGTTGATATGGAAGCACTTGAAGATGTGCGTAAGGAGTTCCAACAGGAACGTGACCAGTTGGTTGCTGACCTTGAGGAACAGGTACGTGAGCTTATGGGTGATCGCCCAATCAACTTGAACAGTCCAGAACAATTGTCATGGGTTATATATAGCAAGAAACCCAAGGACAAAAAAGTATGGGCAGATTTGTTTGACGACTATCGTATGACAGATACTGAGTATCGTAGTACTGTACGTCAAAATACTGAAACGTTATACAAACAGAAAGCCAAGAAGTGTAATGACTGCAATGGCGTAGGTAAAGTATACAAAACTAAAAAGGATGGAACACAATATGCAAGACCAAATAAGTGTAATGGATGTGATGGGGTGGGCTATCGCTTTCTGGATTATCGTTCTAGCGTTGCGGGGTTAAAGTTCAATGCTCCAACTTCAAAATGGGCTTCAGCCAACGGTTTCGCAACAAGTAAAGATAAGCTTGAATACCTTGAAGGTGTCGCTAGAGAACGTGATATGCAAGACGCAGTGTTGTTCTTACAACGAGTACGCCGTTTGTCTGCCGTTGACACATATCTCTCAAGCTTTGTGGAAGGTATATCAACTCACGTAAAACAAGATGGTAAGCTGCACGTCAGGTTACTACAACACCGCACTGCTACTGGACGTTTGTCTGGTGCCGATCCTAACATGCAGAACATGCCACGTGGTGGTACGTTCCCTGTGAAACGTGTGTTCAAGTCACGTTGGGATGGTGGTGAGATCATGGAAGCTGACTTTGCACAGTTAGAGTTTCGTGTGGCTGCATTCCTATCACAGGACAAAACAGCCATTGACGAGGTGACCACAGGCTTTGACGTACACTCGTACACTGCACAGGTTATTACTGATGCAGGACAGAACATGTCACGTCAGGAAGCCAAGGCACATACATTCGCTCCGTTATATGGTGCCAGTGGATTTGGTCGTACACCTGCTGAGGCTGCGTACTACGAGCAGTTTACTAAGAAGTACTCTGGCATTGGCAAGTGGCACAAAGAGCTTGCACGTGAGGCACTAGCTACGGGTAAGATTAAAACACCATCTGGTCGTGAGTTCTCTTTCCCAGATGTTACTCGACGTGCTAATGGTACTGTGACATTTTTCACACAGATTAAAAACTTTCCTGTGCAATCGTTTGCCACGGCTGACATTGTACCTATATCCCTGATATACATCGACAAGCTATTAGGGGCTAATCAAATGCAATCATGCATCGTCAATACCGTACACGACTCCATCGTGATTGACGTGCACCCAAACGAGAAGGATAAAGTATTACGGATAATAACAGCAGCCAATGACCGACTGCTTGCTATCGTCAATAAGAAGTGGAAACTGGATTTCAATGTACCACTTTTACTAGAAGCAAAAATCGGTCCGAATTGGCTTGACACAAAAGATGTGTCGTGATATAACTAAGAACTCGCAAACAGAAAAGGAGATTTATAATGAATCAAGTAGCAACAATTAACACTGGTAACTTCAACGCAATGGCAGAAGCAATGGGCATGTCTGTTGACAACAATCAGAAGTCACAGGCAAGTACACTTGCACGTTTACGTATCAATCACTCAGCTATCATGGGTGAGGAAACAGTGAACGGCAAGAAGGTAAAGATGGAAGTTGTATCGGGCGGTACGTACAAGTTGGAAATCCCAGATGGGCCAACATACTATGCATCTACTGCGACTATTCGTCCATACCTACAACGCTTCATGTACAAGCGTTTCATCAAGGGTAACGACACAACACCTAACCGTTATGTCAAAACTCTGATGGCTAACGATCTGAACAATGACATGAAGGACAATGATGGTGGCTTCAACTGTGGTAAACCTGCGGGTTACATTGAGGACTTCAAAGCATTGCCTGAGAAAACACAAGAGTTGATCCGTCAGATCAAACGTGTTCGTGTCATGTTCGGTACAGTGCAACTGCATGATGTTACAGACGCACAAGGTAATCCAGTCGAACTAGATGAACAGGCATTCATCTGGGAGATTGAAAACCGTGATGCATTTAAAACTGCAGGGACACTGTTCAACAAGCTAGGCAAGATGCGCCGTTTGCCAGTGCAGCACAACATCAAAGCTGCAACTGAAGAACGTGCATTACCTAATGGTAGTAAGTTCTATCTGCCTACATTGGCTCTTGATCTGAACGAAACACTTGATGTGCAAGACGCAGAGCAAGAAACATTCGCCAACTTCCTAGCATGGGTGGAGAATTACAACGAGTACATCAAGGGTGCTTGGAATGACAATGCGTACAAGAATGATGACACAGATACAGATACTGTTGAGTCATTTGTAGACATTGACGCAGAGGATTTCGTGTAATGAACCACCCTGCTGAACTAAAGCTGCACCAGTTTATGACTGATGCTGCCAATGGAAAGAGTACGTTCACTGAGGAACAAGCTAAGGATATTGGTGCAGAGGTCGCTGATGCAGTACTTCGTCAGTTCGGCAGTGGTAAGTCACGGGATGAGTTTACACTTAGGATGTCCAACATTGGGCGTCCTACTTGTCAACTCTGGTTTCAAAAGAACCAACCCGATAAGGCATTACCTAAGCCGACTACATTTGTAATGAACATGATGATAGGAGACATTGTTGAGGCTGTTTTTAAAGGTCTGCTTAAAGCTGCTAACGTGGAGTTTGAAGACACTGATAAAGTTAGCCTTACAGTGGGAGATAGTAATGATACTAGGGTTTCTGGCTCTTATGATCTTGTACTAGATGGTGCTGTTGATGACGTGAAGTCAGCATCGCCTTGGTCTTACGCAAACAAGTTTGATTCCTTTGACACACTAGCAAAGGGTGACGGATTTGGTTATGTAGGGCAGCTTGCAGGTTATGCCAAAGCATCTGGCAAACGTGTAGGTGGATGGTGGGTCGTGAACAAAGGCAATGGTGAGTTTAAATACGTACCTGCTGATGGTCTTGACCTCGACAAAGAACTTGATAAAATTAAGTCAACTGTTGAAACGGTGAACAACAATGAGTTCAAACGTTGCTTCAGTCCTGTACCCGAGTTCTTCCGTGGTAAACCCACAGGGAATAAGGTACTAAATGATAATTGTCGTTTCTGTGATTTCAGATACGAGTGTTGGCCCAACATGGTTGAAGAACCATCACGGGTAAGTAAAGCAAAAGACCCCAAGACGGTGGCATACATAGAGGATTAATTATGTTAGGTGATGATGAAATTAAAGAACTTCAAGATGAAATCAAAATGCTTGAAGAACAACTGCGTGAACGTAAACGTGAACTCAGTGAGAAACGATACGCAGGTTTACGTGCAGCAATGGAAGCACGTAAGGAAGCAGATCAGCTATTGAGTGAAGAACTCAAGGCATTAGGTGTACGCCGTGTGAACTGGCATCCGTTTATCTAATGAACGGTAAGCAGTTCAAGGCTGCGTTAAAGCATGGGTATAGGAGTGGGCTAGAGATCAAAGTAAAAGATTACTTGAAGGAGAAGAAAGTCAAGTTCAAGTATGAAGCCATCAAGATTGAATGGGAAGATTTGATGTACCGCACCTATACCCCCGACTTTATACTTGCAAATGGTATCATCATAGAAGTGAAAGGAAGGTTCACATCAGATGATAGACGCAAACACGTAGCAGTAAAGAAGCAGCATCCTGATCTTGACATACGATTTGTATTTGAAAATAGTAAACGTAAGTTAAGCAAAGGGGCAAAGACAACATACGCCACATGGTGTGAAAGAAATAAATTCTTATATGCAGATAGGGTTATTCCAGAAGAATGGTTGAAAGAGAAAGGTGTTGACAATCATCCAGACTTAGTAGTATTTCCTTATGACAAAATAAAAAGGAGCTAAACATATGCTAAACTCACTAATAAACTTTAACCCTAACGATTTCGTTATCCGTATTTCACCAGAAATGGATGACAATGGAGATTGGACAGGTGACCTTACAGTAGGTATGCTGACAACAGATGACAACACAATGAAAGAAGATGACTTTGCACATCTGAAAGTGTTGACCGACATGTTGATTGCTGCTATACCTTTAATGGAACAGGATCATGATGTAAGGCGTAAGCTGTTCAAGCTAGTTGATCAGATTGATGCTGATGAAATGGCAGAAGAGAAGCCGTTAATAGAAGAACGTGACGGTAACGTAGTTAAAGTAAACTTTTAGAAAGGAGATACGAATGGTAGATAATGTAAACAAACCACCACACTATAATCACGCAGGTATTGAATGCATAGAAGCCATTCGTGCCGCCCTAACACCAGAAGAGTTTCGTGGATATATCAAAGGGAACAATATGAAGTACACGTGGCGAGAGCAATACAAGAACGGTGACGAAGATATGGAAAAAGCTACGTGGTATATGAATTATTATCGGGAGAATGTTATTAATGCTAGTAAAAGTATTTCTGACACTTAACATAGATGAAGACGAATACCCAGTTCCTGTAGATGGTGAAGTTGATGAAGAGATTGACCAAAGTTTGCGGGAATTTATTTATGACATTGATGGTATGTCAATCAAAGCAATTAAAATAATAACGGAGTAATGCTTATGGAAACTTATGGACCAACACTAGGAATTTCAGAAGAGATTCACGCAATGAAATATCGCAGCAAAGGCGAGTCATTCAAAGAAGCAATGACACGTGTAGCTGAAGCACTGAAAGATAATGAATCACATTTTAATAACTTCCGTACAATCCTGTACGAACAACGCTTTCTACCTGCAGGGCGTGTGCAATCAGCAATGGGTGCACCTCGTCGTGTAACACCTTACAACTGCTTTGTGTCTATGACAATTGAAGATAGCATGGACGGTATCATGGAAGCTGCTCGTCGTGCAGCAGAGACAATGCGCCTTGGCGGTGGCATTGGCTATGACTTCAGTACACTACGTCCACGTGGCACACTGATCAAGTCACTGGACAGTAAGTCATCTGGTCCTGTGTCATTCATGGGTATCTTTGATGCAGTATGTCGTACCATTGCATCTGCAGGGCATCGTCGTGGAGCACAGATGGGTGTGCTACGTGTTGATCACCCTGACATTGAAGAGTTTATTACAGCTAAGAACAATAGTGATACACTGACACAGTTCAACATATCGGTGGGTGTGACTGATGAGTTCATGACTGCGGTAAAAGAGGACAAAGATTTTGACCTAAAGTTTGATGGACGTGTATACAAAACTGTAAGTGCTACCGCACTATGGGATCAGATATTACGTAGTACATGGGACTGGGCAGAACCAGGGATTCTATTCATTGATCGTATCAATAAGAAAAACAATCTACACTATGTAGAAACTATTGCAGCTACAAATCCATGCGGTGAGCAACCACTACCGCCTAACGGTGCATGTCTACTAGGTTCGTTTAATCTTACAAAGTATGTACTAGAACATGACGGTAAGTATGTTTTCAACATGAACCAATTACGTAATGATATTCCTCATGTAGTACGTGCTATGGATAATGTTGTGGATCGTGCTACCTATCCATTAGTTGAACAGAAAGCAGAGGCAATCAGCAAACGCCGTATGGGTTTAGGTGTTACAGGCGTAGCCAATGCTATTGAAGCATTAGGATTTGAATATGGCAGTGATCGTTTCCTAAAAACATTAGAAGAAATTATGGGAGTGATCAGGGATGTTGCATATACTACGTCAGTTGAACTTGCTATTGAAAAAGGTCCGTTTCCTCTCTTTAGTCAAGCATACCTTGGTTCTGACTTTGCTAAGTCTTTGCCTACTAATATCCGTGATCTCATTAGCACTCACGGTATTCGCAACAGTCATCTTCTTTCGGTTGCACCAACAGGAACTATCAGCTTGTCAGCCGACAACGTATCCTCTGGGATTGAACCAGTCTTCTCCCATTACTACGATAGAACTATCCAAACCTTCGACGGACCAAAGGTTGAACGAGTAGAGGACTACGGCTATCGTGTGTTCGGTGTGAAGGGTAAGACTGCAGATGAACTGTCAGTGTTTGATCACGTCAAGGTATTAAACGTTGCCTCACGGTATGTTGATTCCGCATGTTCAAAGACATGTAACACAGGTGACGATGTAACATGGGAAGAGTTCAAGCAGGTGTACATGGATGCATACGATGGTGGTGCATCAGGATGTACAACATTCCGTGCAGCAGGTAAGCGGTATGGTATCCTGAATGCATCTGCCTCTGAGGACATAGTAGAAGAGGAACCAGTAGAGGAAACGCAAGACTATGTAGATGAAGGTGGTGCTTGCTACTACGATCCTGCAACTGGCTTGCGTCAGTGTGAGTAGGAACCGTAAACAGTTAGGCACTATTCCATCACCCTGTGTACAGGTCTGTCGTATTGCTAACGATGGATACTGCACAGGGTGTAAAAGAACTATTGACGAGATACGGGATTGGTGTATAATGTCAGAGTACGAACAAAAGAAACTTTTATTTGAACTAATGTGGAGGAAAGATAATGGGAACACGTAAACAATTTAGCCGTGCATTGTATGAAGCATATGATGCTCCTGCAAAAGAAAAACTTGCAGAGTATCTAACAAGTGCAGGGCATGAGATAGCAGACATGAAGGAGAATTATAATGTGGATATTGTATCAACGAAAAAAGATTATACATACTTTAATGAAGCTGAAGTAAAGCTTGCATGGAAAGGTGACTGGCCTACCGACTGGAAGGACATTCGTATTCCTGAACGTAAGGGACGTTTACTTGCAAAGTACGAGGGGGAGAATGGAGTGCTTAACTTCTACATCTTCCGTAAAGATATGAAGCAAGCATGGCGTGTCAAGGATACTAGCCTGACAGAGGATCGTCTACGTGAGGCACATGGACGTAACATCCTCAAGGGTGAACTGTTCTATCACATTCCGTACACAGAAGCAGAATTAATCAACGTAGCATAAGGAGAATGCATATGAAAAAACAACTAACTCGCAAAGAACGTGGCCTTGGCAAATATGATGCACCGTTAAAATTTCAATACGAGAAAGGCTACAAGGATTTTCGACAGGGGCGTGTCGTTAATCCATTCCCTGATGATACAATGCAATACAGGGAGTGGGAACGTGGGTTTAACAAAGCCTACTAC